ATGGGTTGATGCAGTAACTAAATTAATTAAATGGGGGAGCAAACCGAATGATAGTAAGCAGAAAGCGAGTGCAGTTAATTGAAAGAATGGCTAACTCGTACAGACATCGCAAACTTAACAGGGTTAAAGACAGACACGATCTACAAGTATCAAAAGCGCAACACCCTTCCAGAGCCAGATCATTACATGGGAAGAACTCCAATCTGGAAAAAGCAAACGATAGATGAATGGAATGCACTAAGACCTACGATCACAAAAGAAGATAAGTAACTTTTTAGAATTAAATAAAGTTACTTCAAAGCACATAAGCGGATTAATTCCCCACATGGTCACTATGTAGTTATGTGCCCCAGATCACAGGTTGGTCTGGGGCTTTAATTTGGTCTTTAAGTTACTGACGAGTAACATTACTCACGAGTAACTTCGAATAGAAGGGGGCTTGTATGTATGCAGTTAAGCGTGGCGATCGCTGGACAGGGTATTACCGCAAGGGCGGTAAACGGCTCTCGGCTGGCACATACGCCACCGAAACCGAAGCCAAGTACCACGCACTTAGGGCAGAACAGAGCGACTCACAGAGCCCTTCAAGGGCTAATTTGACCCTTTCTAGGTACATAGAAAATTGGCTGGAAACCACAGATCTATTGCCCATAACCAAGAAGGGCTATGCATCGGTTATGACTCGATTAGTCCTGCCAGAGATCGGAGATCTCAAAGTAACTTCTATCTCCCGTAGCACGATCTCAAAGTTACTTATCGATCTCAAAGCCAGAGGGGTCAAACCAGCAACTCTGGGGCAGGTCAAAGCCTCTCTGGGCTCTGCATTCAGCAGTATGGTCATGCTAGGTGAGATCGAGATTAATCCGACTCATGGGTTGAAGGTCAGGGTTCGACATGCAGATCTAGACTCTGTTGTAGAGCCAGAAGAGTTCAAACAGATCGTTAAGCATTTACCGAATAAAGAAACAAAACTCTTTGCCCAATTTCTAGTGGCTAGTGGCTGTAGGTTCGGAGAAGCAACAGAACTACGAGTCAAAGACATCAATTTCAAGACAGGTGAGATCTTTGTCCAGAGGCGAGTTAGCGACCTAAACAAAAGCCATACCAATAGGTTCTTAGTCGTAGATGCTACAAAGTCGGGTCAAAAGCGAAGTTTTATGATTAGCAAAGCCCTATTACAAGAGATTTCAGAGCATGTCAGTACAAAAGCCTTATCAAAAGATGACCTGCTCTTTCCAAGATCTATCCTGTTAACGGAAGGTAAACTAAAGGCTTCTCGTGGAGCAAAGCCCTCTCGCAAAGTCGAGCAGGGTGGAAGAAAGATCGAGCATGGAACGCTCTCGGCATACACTCATGGTGGGTGTAGGTGTGAGGATTGCAGAAGGTCAGTTCGAGAGAACAGGCAAAAAGCAAAGCCATACCAGAAGCAGAAGCGGTTCATCGACCAGACGAGCCACTTGCCACGAGATGTATGGAGAAAGACATGGAACAAAGCAATAGCCAAATCAGGAATTGGTTGGTATCCAAGAACTCACGATCTTAGGCACGCTAACGCTACGCAGTTACTCAAAAACGGCGTAGATGTGCATGAGGTGAAGGAGCGACTAGGACATCAGTCAATTAAGACAACGGAGAGGTATTTACACCGACTCCGCAACCAGCAGTCAAAGGCAGGTGAGATCGCTAATGACTTCTTGGAGTGATGAAACTATGAAAGCAGTATCAAAAGTAAGACTGATCTTGGGTTCAATCTCAATGTCAGTAGTTCTAACAGCAGGGTTTCTTGGTCTGGCAACGCCAGCCATAGCCCCTAGCAAAGCCGAAGCAAAAGCCTTAGTTCTAAGGCAGTATGCCAATGCCACCCGACTATCGGATAAGGAATTGGTAGGACTGTTAGAAGCAACAGGGTTTCAAGGTCAGTCCTTGAAGTATGCGTGGGCGATTGCTAAAAAAGAGTCACATGGTAGACCTCTTGCCTACAACGGAAACCGCAGGACTGGAGATAACTCCTTTGGGTTATTTCAAGTTAACATGCTTGGTTCAATGGGCGAAAATAGAAGGTCGCAATTCGGTTTAAGATCAAACGCCGAACTGTTGAACCCTGTGGTCAATGCCCAAGTTGCTTATCACATGAGCAAGGGTGGCAAAGACTGGAGTGCGTGGAAGGGAACTCATCAAGCCATAGTTCAAGAGTGGCTTAGTAAGTACCCATACAAGTCAACAACAAAGGCACACAAATCAAAAGCAATATCAAAAGCATTACCAAAAGCAGCACATCGGTCTAAAAGCAAAGCCTTATCAAAAGGCAAAGCAATAGTATAAGCAATACGAGAAGCCCCTCAGAAATGGGGGGCTATCTCAGAAGTAACTTTCCTGGAATTGCGGGCCAGGAAGTAAAGTTAGTTAGGGGGCAATAATGGACACACCAAAAGATTATTTAGATTTAGCAAAGCAACACCATAAGCAGGGCAGGTGGGAAGAGGTAAAGATACCCACCACCAAAGAGCAGTTTTACAGCCAAGTCTCCAGAGAAGACATGCTCACTAAAAAATTGACTGAAAGACAAGTTGATAAGTTATTTTGGGACGTGTTAATTCATCTTGGTTGGAAGATAAACATGTCTTGGGAAAACAAAAGAAGAATTGTTTTACCTTGCCCTAAGTGCAACTTAATCATTGATGACTTAGATTATGACGGACTTCTTCTTAAAGATGCTAGATCAATATCTAAGAAGAAGAACGTAGATGGAATGCTGGATACCCACAATGGAGAGCCATGTATTCCAGAAGCCATACCAGAAGAGTAAGCAATACCAAAAGCCATACCAGAAGGTTACTGGTTGTCTTTGATTAACTTCACTTCACAAGCATCGGTTGTGCAGTAAGCCTCACCAATAGCATCAGAAGCCATACCAGCATAAACACCAGCAAGGTCAATAGGGAATAGTTTCATTACTCCCTCATTCTCATACTCTTCTTCGGTAATTTGTGTGTAAGGCATTTGAGGATAAGTGCCAGACATCATAGGCAAGAATGAAACAGTCTTAAGTTGACCGTCATACATATGCAAAGCCGTACCAATAGCCGAGGCTTCTTTCTCTGGATCAAAAGAGATAGTTACAGAGACAGAGTTATCTGACCAGTAGCGTTGAGCAGTAGCAGCAAGAGCCATCTTCTCGTAGATACTTACATCCTTCTCGCTTCTTCTTGCTTCACTCTTAACTGGGAAGAACACAACAGAAGTTCCAGTTGGATCTTCACTTGCTGGTTCTACTCTGTAGTTAGCCATCTTGAATAGAGGAAGCATTGGGTCTTCATTACGGAATCGAATTGCACGATTAAAGTATTGACCACCAACAGTCCAGTGAACTCCTGGGCTTTCTCCTGCAAGAATAGATACAGTTCCTGATGGCTTTACAGTTGTCATCTTGATTGACTCACGGATACCAAGCCACTCAGAGTAAGTCTTGTCATAGCCTTGGATAACTTTGTATCCCTCATCCATCCATGTGCGAAGTACTGGCAAGCCTTTGTTATCTGCAAAGTTGGCAACCCCTGATACTGATGTACCGATACGGCGGTTACGTTGCATGATGGCATTTGTCTCTTCCCAGTGGGTAGGAAGAAGAGTTACAGTCTTGGCATAAAGATAAGCAAACTTTAATGTGCGCTTAAAATCATCAATGTCTGTGTGGCGGTTCATGTAAGTTTCAACCAAGGTACAGCACTCATAAGACTCTAGTGACTGCTCAGCACATGGGTTGTAGCCAGAGATGCGCCAGTCTTTATTGTTGATTGGATCAGCAAGGCGACCATATTGCTTAGAGATATCCATCCAGATAACTCCTGGCTCACCATTGCGAGAGATACCTTCAATGATGCCATCAAGGTTATCGCCTACATTTACTGAGACAGAGTTGTTAGACATCCATGCCCAGCCTGGCTTCTCTGGGTCATAAGAGTTACGCTCTGGAAACTTCTCTGCGTTCTTTAGATTTAGAAAGTCTTGATCATCAACACGACCGATTAGAAGTTCAGCAGACCTACGCACATTACCAGATACAACACAAACCCCAATAAGATTCCCGATATCAGCGATATCAATACGGCTAAGTTTCTGCCCAGCCCTGCCAGAAAAGATTCTTGTGATGTAGTCATGTAACTTGATAAGTGGCTCTGGTCCTGCTGCAGTTCCGCCAAACGTCCGAATAGGTTCGCCTGCTTTACGGATCTCAGAGTAATCGAATGTAGGTACTTTCGACTCTGGGCGGAGATAAGCGTTAATGAGAAGGGCTGTGGATTCCACCCATCCCTCTCTGGTATCTGGAATGACATATGTTTCCCCCTCTTGCGGTTCGTAGATAGTGAAGTCTTTGTCTGCTCCCTTATCGTCAAAGCCAACACCTACTCCAAGCATACTAGCCTCCATCAAAAAGGCAAAAGGCTTGGCTGGGTCTGTCTTAGTCATTGAGCCAGTCGATACAAAGGCGCAGTTCTGCAGTGCTGCAGAGTTGCGTTGTTCATTGACTAGCGGTGTACCCATAACCCATAAACCACGTCCAGGTGGTGTCCACTTCAAATTCCATAGGCGGTCAAAGGCTTCCTTGGCTGATGAAGCAGCCTTGGCATCTGACCATGGCAGGCGGTTAATCTTGGCGTGATCCTTCTGCAGTGAGTACATGCCATTGATGACTCTTTCACATACGTCAACCCAAGTTTCCTTAGTACCATCTTCCTTCAAGCGAGAATAGGTGCGTAAGAAAGTAATCTCTCCAACGGAATTACCTGCAGCATCTCGGTATCCGAATGGGGCTTTCTTTTCCTTGTAAGGAACCACAAACTCTTCTGCCAACTTGAATGAAAACTTGTTCATCTATATACCCTATTTCTCGTAATCTCTAAATACCCCTCAATGGGTGACCTATTGTGACGGGTGAGAACCTATCACACACTTGTTAACTTTCTTTAGTGGTTTGGTCTGGGACGAAAGGGTAAACTGCCATCCACCCTGCTCCACTGCTCTCCACTTGCTGTTATCAGATAACAGTTATTCTTCGATTGACTCCGAAATGATCTTAGTGACAGTCTCTTCTTTGAGAGTTTCTGGCAGTTCACGGAGTGCTTGGGCACGATCTCCAAAGATTGCAGAGAGTACGCCACCCGAAGATTGACGGCTTGCAGTGATTTGAATAAACTCTTTATTGGAGTCCATCTCGTTTACATTGCCAACCAATTTCAACAGGCGATCGATTTCCTGTGAAAGATTGGGATCAGCGTAACCACCATTCATTTCTTCAGCAAATCGCATAAAAGCCACTCTTTGCCCCTGCATTTCGATAATTGCGGGGAGCAAAGCCTTGAGTTGATCTTTAGTCTTAACCTCAACTGGAAGGTTAAAGGCGCAAGTATTTTGTGGTTTGAAGGCTGGACAGTTGGCTGCAACAAAGCAAGTATCGCATTGACGCAGGGATGAATTTTGATTTTGTACGACTGGAACTTCTTTGAGGACATCGTGTCCTTCGTCATCTGTCTCGACCACAGTTTTCATTTTGTAACCAAAAACTGGAAGGTTTTGGATCTCAGATGGATCTCTTTCCATGAGTTCTGATGCTGTATTTTTCCGCACCTCAACCTCACTGTTATCAGATCCAGCAGGTTCAATTCCCATCAAACCCGTTAAGAACGTATCGCTGTTATCAGATAACATCCCCTCTTGTCCACCATCGATAATGTGGAAGTTGGGTGATTTCTTGTCCATTGATTCCTCTAATTTCTTATATGACCAGACGGCAACTCTAGTCGCTTCAAGGGTTGTATCTGCCACAAAGTCTAAATAGTTAAGTCCTGCACCCTGAACGATAGCCTTGTATCGAGGGCGTGCTTGGTCTTTCATTCGCT